GAAGCACATCGCCGCCGATGAAGGGCTCTGTTTCAAATGGCAGGATCGTAAGCCCGGTGAGGGAATCAAAGTCTGATGTTGAAATCTTCAGAGCATCCATCCGGCCACGATTTAGGTCTTGTTCGGTGCCGCCTGAGATCGTATAGCTTTCCCGAAGTTCAAACTGCGTGTCATCGAAAACATAGATCTTGCTATAGCGCATTTTTCTCTTGTCGCTGATTTCGATCACATCATGAACAATCGGCGCATAGATGCGGAGGTTGTCTGCGATAGTCCAGAGCGGCATTCCGGCCATGAGCACCTTTGGAATCTGATCGCCAGCACCGGTTGGTGTAGGAGTGATGAGGGCTGCATCCACTTCTCCAGAAAGAGCAAAATGAGACATGCCGGATAACAGGAGCGGAATATAATCGTCGCTTGCGTCAATACGTCCGTTCCATCTGTCCTGAGCGCCTAAGCCCTGACCGGTTATGGAGGCGATGATGTTCTGAGCATTAATGGTTGCGCTGCCCGGTGCAAGGGATATCCAGACCGCAAAGGAATGCAGAGTTTTTTCCTGCATATCCAGCAGCGGATAGAACAGGTTCAGGATATGCTGACCGCTGTGCAGTGTTTCCATTGGGTGGAATTCCTCGACTTCATGGCCGTCTACGATATAAGTGACCCGGATGACCGATTGCCCATCATCCGTCCATTCGACCGGAACGGTGACGGTGGTAGCCAGCTCCTTATCCGTAACAACAGGTTCTTCGGTCTCTGGGTTAGTGCTTTGTTCCGGCAGGATTGTCGTGCCGGTACCGGTTGCTGTGACGGAGCGTGGATCTTCCGGTGCAGCTACGTTCAAAAGGATCGCTGCTTTGAACTCACAGTCGGTTTCTTCCTGCGTAGCAAATTCGATGCTTACGATCTCGACATTCTCTTCGCCGAGGGTATAAGGCATCGCATTCACGTAAGTGTAGGTCGCCATCTTGGTGGCTTCGACGGAGTTTAAAAGGCCGGTGATGTTCTTGTCGTTCTTGCTTTTTGCTTCAGCGAGGCGGGGGTTCTTGCCTACACACTTTAAGGAGCATTTGCCATTGACCTTGACCGTGATGGACGTGATAGCTGCCATCTGAGAAGCATCTGCCTGACCACCAGTAAAGGTCAGAACGTCTCCGGGTTCCAGAGCAGGATCGCCGATGGTCTCGGAATCGAACGGCACATAATTGATGACTGCAATACCATTCAGGATATTGTTTAGAATCCGTTTTCTTGTCTCGTCGAGTCCAAACTGCAGCAGCGGGTTCACTTCCAGATTCATGGTGAGCCCGTCATCCGGATCAAGGCTGTAATACTCGGCGGTATTTGTCCTCCTGTTTGTGGAATTGATCGCTGTGTAACGGGTCACAAAATCCGAGAAGGAACTGGAATAACGGTGCGTGCTATTTACCGTAACGACAGGAGCCGCCGTGTACTGCACCAGCTGGAGCTTTCCTTCCCGGTTGATGAAGGCAAAGCAGCAGAGTGCTTGCGAAAGATAATGCAGGAAATCACGCCATGTCTCAATGTCATTATCCGGGTAGACGCCAAGAAGCTCGGTGCCATTTGGCAGGGCTTCGATTTCTGCCTGCGTCTGGGAAAGCTCCACATGGCAGGAAGTAGACATCGCGGTCAGGAAATCGAACGGGTAGCCGCTGGACTGATCCTTGTTGTAGGCCTTCTCAAAGTTCAGCATGGCATCATAAGCCTTGAGCTCCAGCGTCTTGATTTGCCTGTTTGCCTCTGCCACATAGAAGATGCCCATCGGGACATCCTCCGTGTTGCCGTCGGGAAGGCTCATGTGGAAATTAAGTCTTACTTCCGCATCCTCAAGGGAGTAGCGGTCGACGTCTGAGAAAAGAGAAATACCGAGCTCTGCCGCATAGACGGAGCCCAGCTCGATTTCGGAGGAACCGGAGCACTGGCGGGTGACATATCCGGAGCCCTTCACGATATCCTTGTTCTCAAAGGGATAGACCCTTCCTGCCTTTGTCGTGATTGTTCCCGACCATGTGAAGGAGCGGGTGTTATCCTGTATCGCAGTTTTGTATAAATCAGACACGGAATACATAGCACCGCTCCTTTCCTGTTAGTATTCTTTCAAATCAAAGCTGACCTTCCAGAGGCCTTTCTTGCTGGTGTCGTGCGCGAGGGAGGTCTTGAAGCCATCAATATACATGTCTCTTGTTTCCCGGATCATGGTTTCCGTATTGAAGAAGCTGACCGAGAGCTTCGGTTTTGCCCGGAGGAGGGATAGCTTCTTAAGCCAAGCGGGTGAAACCTGAAAAGAGACGGATATCTTTGCCACACCGGAACGGATAATGTCACGCTGTGTGGTTCCGGCCTCCGTCTCTCCTGAACTGTCTGCCTGTACATCAGAAAGGCTCAGGTCATAGGAGAGCGGAAGCGGCATATCGGTTCCATCGATATTGAGGTATTTTGTAAAAGCCATCATCTGCCTCCTGACCGGAGCGCCATTCTCTGCTGAGCGGTGACTATGGTCTCGTCAAGCAGGGTGCCTCCAAGATAAACCGGGATTGTGATATCTCCGCCGCCAACTCCGGAAAGAGCCGCAGCAAGGTTTGAAGTCTGTTCGGCGACAGCCTCCTGAATCATTGTTCTTAAAGAGTTCACGCCGACGATAGCTTCCGCACCGGCTTCTCCGCCACCAAGCAGTGTGTTCCCGCTCATGCCGAAGATCGTAGGAGAATTGAGGATCATACCGTTGCCCATTGCCTTCTTGTACCATTCCACAGAAAAGTGCGGGATGGACGGAGGGTTCAGCGAGAAGCTGCCGGATATAGAGAAATGGGGCAGCTTGATCTTCGGAAGCTCCCAGTGGAAGTTGAAGACATTCTTCAGCTTGTTTACGATGCCGGAGATGAAGCTCCAGATCCCGTTGAACACATTAGAGACGGTATTTTTGATACCGTTCAGGATGCTGGACAGCGTATTCTTTATGGCATTGAAGGCTGTGGAGATGCCGTTTTTCACGGTGTTCACCACGGTCATGATCGTGTTCTTGATCCCGTTCCAGACGGAGGAGACCACGGATTTTATAGCGTTCATGACTGTGCTGACGACGGTTTTGATGGTATTCCAAGCCGTGGTGATAAAGGTCTGGATTGCCGTGACCACAGTTGTCACCACGGTCTTGATTGCATTCCATACCGTCGTGACCACAGTTTTCATTGCATTTAAGACCGTCGTGATGATTGTCTTGTAAATGTTGAAATATGTGGTGACGATAGTCTGTATTGCTGTAAAGACGGTCGTGAATACAGTTTTTATTGCATTCCAGATGGTCTCAAAGAAGGTCTTGATTGCATTGAAAACCGTCTGTACCGTTGTGGTGATAGCCGTCCACGCATTTGTCAGGAAGGTGCTGATCGCCGTAACAGCGGTCGTAAATATTCCTTTGATCGTTTCCCAGATCGTGGTGAAGAAGGTCTTGATAGCTTCCCAAGCTGTAATGACCGCCTGTTTGATGCCTTCCCAGAGGTCAATCCAGAATTGCCTAAAGCCCTCATTCGTGTTCCAAAGATAGATGAAAGCGGCAACCAGGGCAGCAATTGCAGCGATGATGAGAACGATAGGATTTGCCAGCATGGTAGCATTCAGGGCAGTCATAGCACCTTTGACTACACCGATAGCAGCAGAGACCTGCGGGATGATCGTCATGATCGTTCCGACCGCCGATATGATTTTACCGACGACCACAAGAATCGGGCCGATAGCAGCAGCCACGAGGGCAATCTTTACGATTGTCTCCTGAACGGGTGCTGGAATCTTGCTCCACATCTCAGCAAAGCCCTTCAGAGCTGCGGAGATATCCTTAAGGACAGGTGCCAGAACCGTGGCGAGACTGTTACCAATCTCTGCGCCGGTTTCTTTCAGGGAGTTCATGGTCATCTTGAACTGGTCAATCGGGTCGAGGGTTTCGTTGAAAGTGTTCTCGACACTTCCTTCAAAATCACCGAGTGATCCGGCAAGATCATCAAGGTTCAGTTTTCCGGTCTGGACTGCATTGTAGATAGCAGCGCCAGCCTTGCTTCCGAACAGATCATAGGCAGCCTGCAGCTTCTCGGTTTCAGAGCCGTTGCCCTTCAT